AACGAGCAAACATACCCGCACATTGACCGCCATACATCGGAGCCGCAAAAAACAACTTGCGCTTCCGCAAATCTTCCATACTTACCTTAATCTCAATACCCATTATTATACCTTTACCTTTACATTTACTTCGACACCAGACATGTCCATCGCAGTACCACTTCTAGCGTATGCCACACTGTTTGATGATAGATCGGCAGTCATCGATGCTGTTGCGAACTTGTCGTTCATATCTACGTTACGGAACTTTGTGTATGCTAGACCCGAACCAGAAGTATATTTTGCAACATCAAAGTTTGCACCAAGGAAGATAACTTCCCACTTCTTATCTTGAAGCAGTTTAACCTTGTCTTTGATCTTCGCTTGTGTATATTCGTTAGAGGCGTTTTCTTCGCCATCGGTCAGAATCACAACAACAGTACGATTCGAATTGTGTTCTAGAGCACGATCCATCACTGCAGCCGCAGCATCATACAATGGAGTCCCACCACCTGGAGTAAGAACATTAGCATCTAGTGGTTCAAAGTATGCGATACTCTGCTTATTGACAATATCTTCTAGCCGAATCTTGACCCCATCCACACTAGAATATGTATCAAAGGCAGTGATAGAAACATTACCCTCAATCTTTTCTTTCTTTAGATTGCTGATATATTCATTGAGCGAAGTAATCGCGGTAGTCCATCGTTCACCACTCATTGACCCAGAACGGTCAAGTGCAACGAAAACTGATAGTGCATTATTTTCCATTATTAATCCTTCTTTTTATGTTGCTCATCATGTACGTGAAGCATCATGATAGCATAGTGAATCACTTTCATCAAGTCTTTTCTCCACTCAGTTGGTTCGCCTTTACGACCATATCTTTGAGTGTACTTTAGCATGTTCCCAATACAGAAGCCTTCACCATGTCCCGAATCGATAACGAACTCGGTAGTCTGAAACTTGTTTTGAGAATAATGCTCACTGTATGTCTTGTTGACATATGCAGTGATGTCTTTGAGCGTCTCGCCCTCATTGTATTTATACGCGATAGGTTTGGTTTGGTTGTAATATGTGTGCATAGCCGCAGATTTTTTTGATACTGCATCAGGAATTTTGATTTCAAATTCGTCTATTGTTGTTGACGGTATATCTTGTATTTTCCTACTCTTTGCTGGAACATCAACAACCACATTGCCATAGTCATCTTTGACGATATAACGATCAAGGTGAACATTGTAATTTGATTCTGTCGGTCCCATGTATGGTGGATCAAGATTCAACTCATCTGTTCGTGGCAGTCGTACCGTAACCGAATCAGGATATGGTGACTTATATGATTGAAGATCAAACGCCCCCACGCCAGCAGCAATATTTGGTGGCGTTATCGTATAGTTAATATGTCCTAGTTTATAGTCCACGTCTCTTATTGTCATTATTTACTTCTCCAGATACACCAGTTTCAGACCGTAGTTATTGACCTTCTTATCAATAACAATGCCATCTTTCAGTTTAAGTTGATTTTTTTCAAATGAAGAATAGTCTACATGGTGGTGCCATCTATCATATCTCCATACCATTCTAGCAACATCGGGATGTAAGTCAACTAACATCTGCGATTTGTTGATAGTTCCTTCAGCATTTAGCATTCCACCACGCCAAGCACTTCTATCTGTATTACCTTCAGCGTGATAGAACTCGGCTGTGTTACCACCAGATAGTGTCTGAGTAGCAACTTTACCTTGAAGGAAAGCATTGAACTGGATAGTGCAATCGCCGTCCTTAAGAACGCGAAGACAGATATCAGTATCTTCGTTGTATCGACCACGCCAGCGATGCTTGCAATCATTTCTAATCAGAAGAGTTGAATAGATCCGAGTGTTCTTGACGTATGCAGGATACTTTTGATTTGGTGCACAGAAGAACCGATACTGGAATCCAGAGATCGGCACGTTCTCATATCGATCAACAAAGTCTTCAGCCGCTTTGAAGATAACACCAGATTCCACACGGATGCGTTCATTTCTGTGCAGTCGATAGAAGTCTTGGATGTTGTCATCCATTACCCAGTGGCTTGTAGCACCTAGTGCGATAGAGTGATCCCAGCACCAGTTTCTTGCACGTCCAGGACCATCGCCGTGATTGCTGAATGGAGCAACGAGAAGCGTCACGAATGGACGAATGCCGAAGTTATCTAGTGCGGCTTCATAAAGGTCTTCGTCTTGTGGCTCAATAGCAATGTAATGTGACACTTGCATTCTGGCTAAAGAACGAGAAGTGAACATGGAATCAGAACGACCCTTGCTAATGATATAGACTGGATATTTAGGATTTGTTGTCATCAAATAACCTCTCAACAGGAAGAATCTTATGCTTCAAATATTCCAGTTTTGATAATCTTTCTTCTTCAGAGAAGGGAGTAGTTCTTACCAAATCTTTCAGATCAACATCAAAACACTTTACCACATCATCAAGATAACAGTCTTCATGTATCAGCGGCAAGCAATCATAATAGATAGCCTCGATAAACCGATACAGAGAGAAGCATTTGTTATCATAGGACGGTATAATGTAAGTATATCTGGACTGTGCTATCTTGTCAAGATATAAATCACGACTAATAGAGTTATCATACTTCGTGACGTTATTCTTGATATAGATGTTACTAATGTCAAAGTTTTTAACTACATCATCAATCTGTCTTGCGTATTCTTCTCTGTTGCCATATGCATATACAGTATAGCCAAGAGTGAAGTCATAATGCTTTTCATCATAGTCCATAAAGGTGTATCCTGACAGAAGATGATATTGCAGGCTATCAAGCCTTTTCATATTGTATTCTGGTATATCGTAGATGTGATACTGATGATACTTGCTTGGATTCTGATCGACCTTGAATAGATTGGTGCTTAGTTCATCTGTGTCATATGAAAACTCATGCAATGGTATATCATAGATCACATGTGCTTTATGCATAGCCATAATATTGACAATGTGCATAGCCGTTTGTCTAAACTTGATCTGTCCACGGTCATCAGGAAACTTCTTGGATCGTTTAGAGAACCGTGTCAGGTCGGACTGTGGAAAATGTAATCCACCAAAGATGTGCAGCGAATCATAATCTTTCAGTGCAGATACATCTAGGTCATCATAGACTTCTTTCCAAGAGCCCATGTTGATTGCTTTGTTTTCATAATAATCACCGAATAGATTGCAAGATTGTCTGATACGCAACCCTGTGGTCTTTTCGATGAAATTTAGCCCAGAATCAGTCTTCGTTGGAGTGAGAAAGTCGATGACGGTATCAACAGTGTGCATGATCTGCATATTGACGATAAGTCCTTTTGCAAATGCGCCTGTGACATTTCTAGACGTATAGAAGAGGATCATTCTTCAATCCACCTGCGAAGACCGTTCTTGTCCTTCTCAAGTTTTGGATGCCAGATGCTCTTTGTCTTATCTGATAGATTTTGCCCAATCAACTTCGCAAACTCATTATAGTCTTCTTCATCACGAAAACTAACTTGGATCTTCTTGTATGGAGGGTTTGCTTCATTCTCATATTCTGGCATGCCAACCCAGTTCTTCTTCCACTCGGGCTGCGCTTCTTCAATCTCTTCTTCACTATACAGAAAAGTCTCTAGACTTGCTGGACCTTGAAGTTCGATCTTAACTCCAATAAGACTTTCGTATTGAGTAGTTTCTTTTACACTTTCAACCATTCTAACATTTCCTTAGTTTGTTCTGAGAGTTCACTTTTTGGCAAACGCGGATACTTATTGAACTTGCCAGCAATCTTCTTAGCCTGTTCAAGATGAAACTTGTTCGCTCTGCTAGTATATAGGATTCCATTTAGATGATCCAATTCATGTTGAAAGCATCTAGAAGTAATACCATCAAACACTTGAGTAACGACTTCGCCATTTGGAAGTGTGTATCGTGCTTTGATCTTCTTTGGACGCTTGATCTTGACATACAGATTTGGGTAAGACAAGCACCCTTCTTCTAAGATAACAGTTTCAGACGAAAAGTCAACGATAATTGGATTGAACACGCCAATGACATCTGCGGCTCGCATAACGAATGCACGATATGGAAGACCGATCTGATTTGCAGATAGACCGATGCCATTATGTTCAATCATGGTCTGTGCCAAGTCTTGATACAACAGAACGGGATCAACTGGAGGATTCTTGAAGTCAAACTTCTCAAGTTCTTGCCTCAAAACTGGATCGTTCTTGTCTACTAAAGGTCTAATCATGCTGCTATCCTGCTAAAGTTTTTGTTTTTCTCGAATTTTACTACCGAATGGAACTTGTCATACAGTTGATCACCCTTGTGGCTGATAACGAATACGTTGGTATCAACAGTGAGGCTTTCTAGAATCTTAAGGAACTCTTCCGTGCCAGTGTTGTCAAGTGAACTATCAAACACTTCGTCCATGATCAAGAGATTGGTTGATGCAGAGTTGCGAAGTTTAGCAACAGAGCGCCATGTGAATAGTAATGCCAGGTCGATCCGCATCTTTTCACCTTCCGAGAATGAAGCATAAGAGAACTCATCACGGAATCTGGACTTGATCTTCTCATTAAAGTTCTCATCAAGTTCAAACTGCACCAGAAACTCCATTGCAGCCAAATACTTGTTGATAAGTTTATTCATCACTGGAACATATTGCTTGATGATCTTGGTCTTGATACCGCTATCCTTAAGCATAAACGACGAAACATCCAGAAGTTCTTTCTGATGCCGCAGTGTTTCTTTGTTGGTAAACTTAGACTTCAATGTCTTATTCAGAGTGCCAAGTTCAGATGTGTTTGTATCAATCACAGTGGTATTGTTCCTGATCTTCTCAATCTCTTCAGTTAAGATAGCAATGTTGCCATTGTATGCTCGGCATTCACGGTTGTTATCATCAATACAATCTTGGAACTTTTTGATTTTTGCCTTGAGTGTGTCAATATCAGTAAGTATGACATATTGCTTGTTGATCTGTTCAACCAACTTAGCCATTGCTTCGTTGATTTCTTCCAACTGTGCGGCTTTAGTTGCAACTCTGTTATCCTTGAAGTCATGATCAATGCCTTGAGCGCAAGTTGGGCAGTTGTCATGATCATTGAAGAAAGCAATCTCCTTCTTTAGTGATCGAACCTTCGATTCAAACTTGCGTTCAATGTCAAGGAGTTTGTTCTTCTTAGCAATCGCAGCATCTTCACCAGCAGTCAACTCTTTGTATTTGTCAATCTGTTGTTGGAACTCTTCAGTGGCAAAGAAGATATTAGCAGTCTTTTCTTTCAGACCATCAATCAACTCTTGCTTGTTAGCGATCAACTCTTCGTTGTTCTGTTGCAGAGAGTCCAGATGCTTCTTATGCATCTCAATCTTGTTCTCGGTAAGATTGATTTGGTAGTCAGCATCAATAATATCGGTCTTGTTCTGAGATACTTTTTCTTTTAACAACGTATTCATTGTTGAAAAGATTTGGATGTCAAGTAGGTCTTCAATCACAGACCGACGAGCCTGTGCAGTCAGTTGCATGAACGGAATAAAGTTAGCAGAACCCAACACCACGATCTGACCAAATGACTTGAAGTTCAACTTCAGAATGTTGGTTTCAAGATACGATTGGTAATCTTTGTTGCTTGAGTTCTGATTTAGCAGAATGCCATTCACGAAAATCTCAAAGATATTCGGTGCAATACCACGCCGAATGAGATAGTCCTTTGAACCAATAGAAAACTCACACTCTACTAGAGCGTTCTTTCCTGTGATAGAGTTTATCAGTTGCGGCTTGTTAATGTTACGGAACGCTTTACCATACAGAGCAAAGCATAGAGCGTCCAAAATCGTGGACTTACCAGCGCCATTTTCGCCGATGATAAGTGTGGACTTTGAACGATCTAGTTGGATTTCAGTAAACTGATTGCCAGTTGACAGAATGTTCTGCCAACGAATCTTCTTAAAGTAAATCATATTAACCCTTCATCAAGCCTTCATGATGTCCTTCGTCATGACCTTTATCATAGCCACAATCAAAACCAGCATCAAACGCTATATCATTACCCGTTTGATAGCCAATATTATAACCATGTTTATACGCAGCCTCTAACCACTTAAAGAGCGAGTTCATATTGTCTGGATCAACTTGAATATCTTCTAGCATACGCTCACGCCGTATGCCCCAACTTTCACCTTCATCTAACCATTCATCAAAGTTCATGTTATTACTCCATGTTATAGTGATAATGCTTCATTATACAACGAGACTAAGAAATTATCTAGTCTTTTCTTGTCAACATTCGTATCCATTTGATCAACGACCTTCTTTAGGATAGTAACGGTGTCTTCAGCCTCATTAACAATGTCTTCGTCTTCTTCAAGATTCAAGTTAAGATTGTCCTCAACAACTTGAATGTCAACAGCACCAGACTTCTCTAGACTTTCAATGAACTTATCAAACCAGTATGGATTGCTCTTCGTATGAGTAATGACCTTAACATACTTGCCTTTATATTCAGAGAAGTCAACATTCAAAACATCTTCCATAGTCTTTCCGCTATCGTTGTAATGTAGTTTACTGAACATCTTATAAGGGTTTTCAATAAAGGTAAGTTCTCGTGTATCAGTATCAAAGATATGAAAGCCACGAACATCATTATAGTCAGACCATGACATCTCATATGGTGCACCTAGATAGTTGATATTGCCCTTAGTGGACTTGTGATGGAAGTGACCAGAGCAAACGACATCAAACTTATCAAACATTGCTGGAGTAAATCCGTGATCATTGACAGAACCCTTATACATCTCAAAGCCTTGGATTTCTAGATGCCCAAATAGAATCTGTGCATTTGTATCGGCTAGGAACTTCATGCTTTCATCATAGTTACCTGAACACACCCATGGAAGAACTGCAATCTTTGTATCATCGATCAGAACTTCTGTTGGATCAGAGAAATATCGGATGTTATACTCCGAGTGTGAGAATAACTCATGCATAGAGTTTACGTCATTAGTGTTCTTGAAAGAGGTATCGTGGTTGCCCACAATAACATCCAACCAGATATCTTTCTTATGACAAGTTTCCACAAACTTCTTCAAGTGCCTAGCCGTGACAAAGTTGATATACTTGCGACGATCAACAATATCTCCCAGATGAAAGATCCGAGAGATATTGTTTTGTTCTAGGTATGGGAAGAAATAGTTGTAATAGAATTCGTTGAAAAACTCCGCGAATACATTACTATCACCACGAGCACCCCAATGAGTGTCCGTTATCAATGCAATTTTCATTATAATCCTATCGCTTTATTGTTTGTAGACGCTCGTATTGCTTAATCGCTCTGTCGCAATAGTCACGAATTCTGACCAATGAGTTCATGTAGTTGAACTTGATATGTTCAGGTGTGGTATTGCTATGCAGATTGTCTGCCATTTGTTCAATGACAACTGGCACATTATTCGTTGACATCATCATTTCCTTCTTCAAAAAACTTCTCAACACCTTTCTTCGCAGGCGATTTCTTCTCTGGTCTTGTTTCAAATCTGTTAACAAGATCATCCATCTTGCCATTCAAATCCATGTATGCCGCTGCATAGTGTGATGGATCGTCACTGGACATCTCAACAAGAGTATTCATCACAATGGATGTCTCAAAACTCTTGTGCTTAATATATAGTTGCTTCTTTTCTTTTTGGATACGCCTCAAGAATGCGTAATAGATAATCTGTGTGAAGTATGCAAATGGATTGCTGGACTTCTCTGGATTGAAGTTGTGAAGATAACATAAACAGTTTTCAATACCATCAGCCACCATTTCATCACGATATGAATATCCAATGAAGTTCGGCTTGCGTGAAAGACCATTCGCGATCTTGTAAATACATTCCCCTATGTAGTTGCTAACTCTTGGGCGCTGTTCATTATTTGCCTTAGCGATCTTGCAAGCATCCGTATACTTGATCATCTCTTCCAGGAGTTTCTTATTGCTTACATAATGAGGCTTTGTTGTTTTGTCTACTGCCATATTTAACTACCTTAATGTAATGCGTCACTTTGATACAAAGTCATATTATCAGATTCTACGTTATCCTCTAAATGCTTTATTGCGTTGTTAATCCTAGCCTCAATGTTGCTCTTCTTGGCATACGCTAAGACTTTGGTGTAATACAACTCTACTACACTTATCACAGAAAAACTAGTAATAATGTGACTCTCATGAAAAAAAACTTCTTCGTCCTTAGTGAAAGGCTGCATCAAAGAAAGTTTGGTCATGAAGTTCCCCTCCATGTCCTGAAGATTGTCAATATACATGGGATTATTGATACGCCAGTTGGCACCATTTCTGTTGACATCGCCTATAATCTCTTCGCCCGTGATCAACTTTAAAATCTTAATCATGCTTTAACCTTTACATTGTAAATCTGATAATCAAACTGTTCGGCGTCATATATCTTGCAACGTTCAACGAAATGCTTTAGCGTGAAGTTCTGGTGGTTCTTGTAAGACAGGTCGTCTACAATGTCATAGAGAACCGCACCAGTGTCTTGCTTCTCTTCATGCAATCTTAGCATACGACCAATTGACTGGAGAACTTTGATCTTGCCTTTTGATGGGCTAGCCGCGATCATGTGATGTAGTCTATTTATGCTGATTCCAGTGCTGGTCTC